TCAAGCTGATCTCTGATTAACGCCGCCGTTTAAAATCCACTGCTCCACCTCAGCCAGTAAGTATTTTTTAGGTCGATTTCTTACTGGCTTGGGGAACGAATGATGCAGGACATAGGTCCTCATTGTTGTACGCGAGGTAACCCCAATTTTTTGCATCGCTTCGCTTTCGAAGATCATCTCAATATTAGCCATTTTATTTTCTCCACACATTCCTGCTGCATCAGGTTTGTTAGCCGTGACAGGTCACGGCGTATTGATATTCAATTTCAGTTCGTGCCAGCCTAGCCTAACCCAGCAGGCTGATTCTTCTTTTAGCGGGCAATCCTGCACCGGCAGATTGTCACCACACTTACCGCATTGCTGCTGTGCTAGCGCTTCAATCTGCTGTGCCAACTCAGCGGCATCCTTCCGGATTAACAGCGCTATGTACTCGTTCATCTCATACGGTTCACGACCGGGGCGGCGTGCGGCGCAGTTCTGCGCCAGCATCTCCAGTTCCTGACTATCCAGCGCCAGCTCCAGCTTTTTACCACCGGCAGCGGCCTGTCTGGCACGCTGCGCGGCTTTGCGTTCGGCGGGGGACTTAGGCATCAGCTATCACCTTTGTCACTGAGAATGCTGAATGCTCCTGCTGCCACTCGCGGAACCTGTCCATTTCCAAGGGCTTTAAGTCTGTCCACCCCGCAGGCCACTTCATCAGCCACTCTGCATAATTTGGGTTCACATTCAGACCAGGCGTTTCCTTCCCGCCATTTTGAATGTGCTGGTGGGCTAACCAGTCCTCCAGGTTGTGCCTGTGATCGCCAGTTCTTGCCCTGCACCATGCCACCCCGTGAGACCCCATGCTGGCCCGAGGGGTAGGCGACAAGCCAGATACGGTCACGCTGATGGGACGCTCCGAGGTCTGATGCTGATAAACAACACCATTCTGCATCAAACCCCATTTTGGCAAGGTCACCGAGTACCACTGCAAGTCCTCTTCCCACAAGCAGAGGTGAGTTTTCCAGGAACACGAATTTAGGTCGAACCTCACGGATGATTCTTGCCATCTCTCGCCAGAGCCCTGAGCGCTCACCTTCAATTCCTGCTCCTTTGCCGGCTCCTGAAATGTCCTGACATGGAAACCCGCCAGAAACGACATCAACAATTCCTTGCCATGCTGTTCCGTCAAAACTGCACACGTCAGACCAAATCGGGAAAGGTCGGAGTGCTCTATCGTTTTGTCGTTGCGCCAGAACCTGTGCGGCGTAGGCATCACGCTCAACGCCGCAAACTGTATGCCAGCCAAGGAGGTACCCTCCGAGTATCCCTCCGCCAGCGCCTGCGAAAAGAGCCAGCTCATTCATGCTCCTGCCTTAGCACGAAGCCAGATGCAAACAGCACCATCTTCAGTGTCATGGATGGAGCCAACAAACCAGCCTTCACCTTCAGGGCTTTCAGGTTGCCAGGCAGAGATATCGCAACCATCTACAGTAGGGTCGATCATGTCTTCATCACGGTACTCAACCTTCCACTGCAAATCATGCTCGGACATCCACTGATTAAACTCAGCGGTAGGGATAAATTCACGACCATCACAGAACGCCAGATAATCTGGATGAGACCAATAGCCATATGGGTCGCGTTTAACTTCTAAGGGCTTAATGCTCATTGAATCTTCTCCTTAACCATGCATTCCATATACAGCCCGCTGGCAATCAGACGAGCACGGCGAGCAGCTGTTTCACGATGGCGCTCAATAGCCTCTTTAGAACGGTCGTTGCTATAGTTGATAACCATTGGCTTACATGGCGGGGGAGCAACTCGGCGCGGATTTCTGACCAGGGTGTAAGTGCGGTCAATTGATCCGCCACCGAGACAGACCTGATTGGATGCCTCAACCTTAAGTGTTTCACCACCGCGGCGCATGATGTGAAGAACCAAACGGTTGAACTCACTGAGGGTCATACCGAGTTGCTGCGCCAGCTCCCGACCCGTTGCCGGGCCTTTGGATAACTGCCAGGCGAGCTTTTCACTGAAACCAGCATTTGGGCCATTACTGCGGCGAAATTGGGCGACCTTTTTCATGACACCACCTTTAGCGTTACCGTACGTGAGCGCAGCAAATCCATTTCCATTTGGGAAATGATGTTGATCGCTTGTAAAGTTCCGGGCATCTGTTGATTACCCATAGTTGCTACAGCCCGGCGCGCCTCACTGAGTGCTTCACCGCGCAGTGTTAGAATCCACTGGTCGCAGGCTGGCGTAGCAAGTGCTGCATTCAGGTCGTCAATCAGCGTCAGGTCTGCGCCTGCAGCCTGTAGGGCTGAAATGTTGTCAGGAAGCACGCTGTTGATGCGCAGAACCTCTGAAGCCATCAGATTGGCGCGAACGGTGGCAACGTCGAGACGCGACGACAGCTTAGTCACCATCTTTGCCATTTCGATCAGAGGAGTATCCATCCCGATGTTCTTAGCGAACTGGTGGCCAGCAGCGACGACTTCTTTATTCGATTTGAAATGATGCATGTCATCGCCCTCAGTGAATGGTGATGGTGCTGTTAAGGCGCTCAGCTTCGTTCTGCGCCTTAATTGGATTGGTGACTACTGAGCCGTCAGGCAAAATCCAGCCGTTCAGGATATGGCTATAGGGCAGGGTGATAATGCCTACGGTAATATGGTCGTTCGGCTTTTCCATGAAATTCTCCACACACGATTTTTGGTTGCATGAATCCCTTGCCAGTGACGGCAATAAAAAACTTTTGGGATTCGTTTAAGTCGGCTGGTGGGTTACTGCAATAACCCACAGCCCGATTACTCCACACACTTGAAAGGTTGCTGCGGTGCCGGGTGCCTCCCGGTGCTCTGGTCAGACTGACAGACACCAGAGCGGAGACTCTTAGACTGTATGCAGTTTTGCCAGTCTTCCGCGTGCGCTGGCCGCATTCACCACAACAGAAATATCACTGCTAGGAAGGCGGCAGATTGGGTTATGAGTCCCGTTACCGCCCAGTGATATTGCTGTTGTGAGCCGTCTCTCCGGCTGTCACCCTTAACGCTTCATCCAGTTGCAGGCCTGAGCCACTTACCAGACGGACGTCACTCGAACTTCGTGTTGCGGGTTACACCTGTACTACGCGCCGAGTCCGCGCCATGCAGTTAGCCCCCCATGCATGGAAAGCTGCGTTAATGGCAGTAGGATGCCAGCCGGGCAGCTAAGTCGAATAAGTGCCGGGCTTCCACCGGCTCCCATCTGTTTTTATAAACTCACTCAGATATCGTCTGGAGTCACCGTTCTCTCACGGTTGTCGCGTGTGCCACGCCAGCCCTAACGAGTTTTAACGACCTTTACCGTTTGCATAATCTTGTCGCCGCTAATATCGGTAGCAGGACCGCTACTTGGTGGACATTTATTGAGACCGTCTTGAAGTAGTAAGCCATCCAGTCTCGGTCAAAGAACTTTCAAAAATTCTTTCAGCGAGGCTTGCTCAAGCAATCTAAAAAGGGCGGTTAAACAAAACTTTATGAGTAACCGCCAACACAGCAATACCGCACTCTTAAAACGCTAAACCGTAAGCCAGGCTTTCATTGCCACAATGCATAGTTACCACCTCAGTATCTCCATCACAGATAAGGTCTGCGTCTGGGAATAGGTATAGGAAAGTAATTAGCTCCCAAAATTTACTGTTAGCCATTTGTTTGGAAAAACTCATCTGCTATCCCACTAAGTTACCGCTGTTGAGATAAACAATAAAACCGATATGCATATAACGCAAGTATTAAAATGCGTTAATTGCAAAATTTGAATGCTGCAGGCGCAAAAAAACCCGGTCAGGCCGGGTTTTATTGGATTCAGTTGAGGGCTAGCCGTGTCGCTTAAACGATTGCGACTGACTGATCATGACTTTGCCAAAGATGTAAAAGCGGTGCTCATTAGTTTCATCAATGAACCAGTCCCGATAACGAGTATTATCAGAAATGACGACGATTTTGTCAGGAACTATCTGCAGGCGCTTGATGTGTATCTTACCATCAAAGCCAAAGACATAAATCCCATCACCATCGAACTGAGTCACTGAAACATCTACAAAAATCAGATCTCCAGGCTCAATGGTTCCTGACATGCTGTCGCCGCGTACGTTGACCATCTTAACAGTGGATTGAGGCTTACCACCGAAGAAGTTCTTGGCATGCTCTGTGTTGTACTCAATAGAGCGTATGACATCAATAATGTCACTTCCTACATACGCCCCTGGGCCAGCACTCACATTTACATCAAGCAATTCCACACGATACACATCCCCCCCTTGTATGCCTTTAACGATATCCTTACTGTCATTATATACAGTATTTTCTGGGCCGGAGGGAATAAATAGTTCGCCGAGACTCACATTTAAAGCATTTGCGATTTTATTAAGCGATTGCTCAGTAAAGGATTTTTGTTTTCCTGTCTCAAGGCGTGAAATATTTGCCTGATCGACGCCAACGGCATCAGCCAGATCATTGATTCTCATTCCTCGCGCAAGGCGAAGTTCTCTGATTCGATTTCCTATGTTCATGTGCCTATTTAATGGCTGGTTTGCATGAAACGCAAATTAACTTGCGCAATCTGATTGCGTGAAATAATATGCATGTTACGCAATTAAGGGGGCAAAAATGCATTCACCATTAAGAATATTGCGCAAGTCGCAAGGGAAAACCCTAAGTGAAGTTGCTGTAGCTATTCACTTGGATGTCGGAAACCTAAGCCGCATTGAGCGCGGTCTTCAGGTTGCATCACTGGATGTTGCTGAGCGATTAGCCGTGTTTTTTCACGGCGAAATCACTGAACTGGAGATTCTTTATCCCCAGCGCTTCCAGACCGATTCCAAAACTTTATCAGCTACTCCAGCAGTAGCGAAACCACAGTAGAGAGGGTTTAGCCGTGGATCAAAAGCACTGGCAAGTAGAAAAGCAACCAGCCTGGCTGGTGGTAGCGATCAAGAAGACGATTTCAAGTCTTCCGGGTGGGTATGCAGAAGCTGCCGAATGGCTGGGCGTTACAGAGGATGCTCTATTTAACCGCCTGCGCACTAATGGCGATCAGATTTTCCCAATGGGTTGGGCGATGGTCTTGCAACAGGCAAGCGGCACCAAGCACATCGCTAATGCGGTTTCCCGTCAGTCAAACAGCGTCAACGTTCCGCTGGTGGATATTGAGGATGTTGATAACGCAGATATCAATCAGCGACTGATGGAGTCAGTTGAGTGGATTGGCAAGCACTCTGCCTATATTCGCAAAGCAACAGCTGACGGCCTAATTGATGCGGCGGAGCGTGAGCAGATTGAAGAGAACAGCTATCAGGTTATGGCTAAGTGGCAGGAGCATCTGACGCTGCTGTACCGCGTGTTTTGCCCCCCAGAAAAGGTGAACGCCGCAGGATTGCAGCCCGCGGCGTTCGATGCGACTAAATCAACGTGTGTGGAGAACTAATCGCGTGATCAATTTAACCAGATTACCAGGGTTACCGCAATTCCGTTGCCTCCCTTCAGCTGGTGGCCGCTTCAGCAGTGAGCCGCTGCGGTATGTACTTAATGTACCAGGCGGCGCAGAGGAAGTTAACCACAGCTTTGTTGACTGGGCTGTGGGCGATGCTAACCAGCGAATGAAGGCGACCAAATGCGAGAACTTGACCGCATCTTCCGAGATAAGCGCGGCATCCCTGTGCGGGTCATTCGCTGGGAGCCAGAGAACGACCGGGTTATCTACCTGCGTGACAACTATGAACATGGCGAGTGCTTCAGTTCTCTCGAAAGGTTTAAGCAGTACTTCAGAGAGGTCAGTGTAACTTATGAGCCTACTTCTAAAAGTTAAGCCGTTGGTCATTAGTCCAATGCTCGCTCTGCGCATTGGTATTAACGAGGCGATTGTGCTGCAGCAGATTTGTTATTGGCTGGAGGACACTACTGCTGGCGTCGAATATGACGGTAAACGCTGGGTTTATAACAGCATTAATGCCTGGAATGAGCAGTTCCCATGGTGGACCGCGAAGACGATACAAAGAACGGTTTCTTCATTGAAAAAGATGGGTCTGATTTATGTTGAGCAGCTTAAAAAAAGGCAGCACGACCAGACTAATTATTACGCAATTAACTATGCGAGCCCTTTGCTGGCCGATAGGGACAATTTGTCCCTATCGAAAGAGACAAATTGTCCTAATCGAAAAGGTCAATCTGTCCCTATGGATAAGGTCAAGTTGTCCCAATCCATCGGGTCAACTTGTCCCACTCTTACAGAGATTACAACAGAGAATACTACAGAGATTACAACAACCCCTTCTTGTCAGGTTGCGGGGCAACCCGACCATTCCTCTGATGCAAATCAGGCTGCTTTTAGCGTGCTGGAGCATCTGAATCGCGCAGCAGGCATGCGCTTTCAGAAATCAAAATCCTCACTGGCACCAATTCGCGGTCGCCTGGCTGAGGATTTTTCTGCTGATGAGCTGATCCTCACTGTGGATTACTCAATCGCAAAATGGGGTGAAGACCCGAAAATGCGTGAGTACCTCCGACCTGAAACCATCTTCCGTCCAGGCAAGTTCCCTGGCTATCTGAGCTCAGCTCAGAAATGGGATAACGCAGGCCGACCGCGGTGCGTTAACGGCAAGTGGCAGCGTGATGTGATGGCTGTTTCTCAGGTGGACTCATCAACGCCTGAAGGCTTTCGTGGGGCATAAGGGGAAATAACCATGATCAACCACGAATCAAAAATTCTTGAACTGATAACCCGTAATGGTCCGCTGAAGGTCCGCGAACTCTGCAAGCTAACAGGCCTGCATGAGACCTCAGTGAAGCGCTTTATCAAACCGCTGTTCACTAAGGGCCTGCTGAAGCGGGCCAGCGACTGGAGCTACTCGATCAACACCGACCCCTTGCCGGTTGAAAGCGAGAAATTCGCCCGCCTGGCGAAGCAGGCCAGCGAACTGGAGGCAAAAGGCTTCTGGCTGCGTGCTGCACAAGTATGGCGTGAAGCGATGATGGTGGCGAAGTTCGATGCTTCACGCAACGAAGCCAAAGAGAACTGCGACCGCTGCGCCGTGAAGGGCTCACTCAACTGTGGCAGCTACGGCGGACTCGACACAGGTCGCATCATTTCAGCCAGTGTGAACAGGGATTTGTTATGAAAGAGCACCTCAAGAGCCATTACCAACGCAATGAGATTTTTTACCGGGCCATCCCCACAGCAGTAGTGATGATTGCCGCCCTGATTTTTGTCCTGACATGGGAGCTGACCACAGCATGAGTACTTTAGCGCGCATTTACGACGATAAGAAAAACAGCGACACCGATATCACCACCCGCAAAACCTACCTGCTGGGCGTTGATGAGCTCTATGTTGAAACCAATTACAACATCCGTGATATCGATCAGACCCATGTCGAGGAGTTCCGCGACGCCTTTATCGCTGGTGAGCACGTGCCTCCGCTGGCTGTTAAGGTCACTGAGAAGGGCATTAAGATCATCGACGGCCATCATCGCTACTATGGTGCGAAGCTGGCACAGGAAGCAGGCTATACGCTGCGCCTTGAGTGCAAAGACTTCGTGGGTAGTGAAGCTGACAGCGTGGCATTCATGGTCACCAGCAGTCAGGGCCGCGCTCTGTTACCGCTGGAACGTGCAGCAGCCTATCAGCGCCTGATTAATCAGGGCTTAGAGCCAGCGGAGATTGCCGCCAAGGTGAAGCGTTCGATCACCGATGTTGAACAGCACCTGCAGCTTCTGACTGTTGGCGAACCGCTGATTGAGATGGTTAAGTCTGGCGAAGTGGCCGCGACCACAGCAGTAGCCCTGCAGCGTGAGCATGGCGTGAAAGCATCATCAGTAGCTCAGGAGCAGATGCAGAAGGCTAAAGCGGCAGGGAAGAAGAAGCTGACCAAGACCGATGCTATGCCGCAGTTCAGCGCAGCCCAGGCACGCAAGCTGGCAGAACTGATTGCCCGACACTGTGAGGCAGAGTTGCATGAGGACGCACAGGTAAGCCTGGATTTTGCTACGGACCTGCAGGCGGCTGAGCTGATGGATATTATCCTGATGGCCAAAGAACACTACGGCATCATGCAATCAGTCAGTGAAAAACCGGCACCGGCTGAACCAGCGAACGAAGCTGGTGATGACCTGCCGCTGCTGAAGCACGAAATCCTTGAGAAGAGCGGTGTTGAAGTGTGGGCCTGCGTTCAGGCCGCTTTCAAAATGAAGGCTGAGTACACCTACAGCGAATCTAAGTGGGCGCATACATGGGCGGCAGACTCAGTTGAGAATCCTGCCTGTGTGACAGTTCCGGCAGAGACAATTGCCAGTGCAGTGCGCCTCATCAGACAACACCAAGACGAACAGGCGATCAAAAAGTGGCTATCAGAGCAGCATGATGACCCGGAACTGGTGACAGAGCAGCTGAACCGCTTCACAGGGACGCTCACTGACTTGCGACAGGATCATCCGTGTACTGTTCAGGATTTCATAAAGCTGGTGGAGCAGGTAAACCGGGATTGCTGGTCTAATTACCGCATGCTGCGTCAGGCCGTTCGGGAAGTGGCCGGGCAGATGACAATTCCCGGTATTGGGGAGGATGCATGAAGTTAACGCTCCCGTTTCCGCCAAGTGTTAACACGTACTGGCGTAACACAAGAAAGGGAGTATTGATCAGCGCCTCCGGGCGCTGTTTCCGCTCCAACGCATTTGCTGCAGTTCTTGAACAGCTAAAGCGCCGACCACAGCCGATTACAGTGAACGTACAGGTAACCGTATTGCTGTTCCCGCCAGACAAGCGACAGCGTGATCTTGATAACTATCTCAAAGCCCTGTTCGATAGCATTACGTATGCTGGTGTATGGTGCGATGATAAACAGATTAAGCGATTTACTGTAGAATGGGGAGAGCAAGTAAAGCTGGGAAAAGCGGAAGTCACTATAAGGCCCTATGCAGTTGCATGCCAGTGTAGATAACTAGTTCTTTAGTGTTAAGAGAGTTATTCTCCTTAAATATTATGCCAGCGCCCCGCTTAAAATAAATAGTATAAATTTCAGGTGAGACTAAGCCGTTGTTTATACTAAAGTAATATAAGTTAATTTTTTCAGGTTTTTAGGTCAGACTTTTGATGGAGATCGACATGACGGAACTGCAAAAGCAAGATGGAATGAATGAATCTGAAAGGTATTTAGCAGATCTTTGCAATAAATCATTTCTTAATCTATGGAGCTATCCCAATGTATATACCGACGAAGGGAAGAAAAACGCTAATGGTGATGGCAAGGAATTATGTGACTTGTTAGTTGTTTTTGATAAACATGTGATAATATTTTCAGATAAAGATATAGGTTTTAAAGATACAGGTAATATTAGTGTTGATTGGGGTCGTTGGGTTAAAAAAGCCGTCATTAAATCAGCGAGCCAATTATATGGAGCAGAAAGCTGGATCAAAGAAAGACCTGGTCGGTTGTTTTTAGATAAAAAGTGCACTATACCATTCCCTCTTAAAATACCTACAATAGATGAAATTAAAGTTCATCGTATTGCTGTCGCTAAAAATGCTTCCAAAAGATTTTCAAATTTAGTCGGTGGCTCAGGCAGTTTGATTGTAGATCCATCTATTTCTGGCAATGAACATTTCGAACATCCTTTCACAATCGGTCATCCAATTGCAAATAAAGATTTTGTACATGTTTTCGATGATGTAGCCTTGGATATAATCCTTAATGAGTTAGATACAATCTCAGACTTCGTCGATTATATCGAAAAAAAAGAAAAATTCATAAATTCTGGTCTACTTGGAAGTGCAGCCGGAGAAGAAGAAATTCTTGCTCATTATCTTATGAGTTCGCAGCCTGGAAGAGATCCGGGTTTTTATATTGAGAATAATCAAAGAGCCTTTATTCTGGAAGGGCATTATGATTCTTTAACAAGCCTTCCTCAATATAAGAGAGGCAAGGAGCAAGATAAAGTATCTTATTTTTGGGACGGTTTTATAGATCATTTCGGTAAGCATGCATTAGCTGGCACACTCATCTACGATAAAGAAACACTTCTGTCAGACGCCATATTGGGATTGAAATCGATGGCATCAGAGAGAAGGGTAGCGCGTAGGGTGTTATCTAAATCTATCCTTGAAAAAGTTACATCATCAGACCCTAGCTTTCGGGCTGTCCGCGTGATGGTATCCCCAACTACGCCTAATATTGGTTATGTTTGGCTTTTGGAGCCAATACCTCCGCAAGCCGAAAATTATGAAGATTACCGAAAATATAGGCAGGAAGTACTTCGCATTTATTGCACATCAACAAAATTGCTTTATCCGTCATTGGATTTTGTTGTAGGAATTGTAACTGAGCCTAGGAACGGAGGTGGTGGAGAAGACATGGTTTACTTAGATACTACTTCATGGGCAGAAGAGGACTACGAAAATGCTAAAAATGACAGGCATGAATTCAATATCCTTCGACCTGACAGGGTGAAAGAATTTTCAGGAAAAGAATATCAATATCCAGTAATGTCAGGGGATTTTCCAATGGAAAAAAAAGAACGCGTCAATTCAAAGCAACCAAAAAAAAGTGCGAGAAAGCAACAGAAGAAGGCAAGAAAACTTAATAGAAAAAATAAGTAGAATCTGAGGCGATACGCATACAGATAATTTAAGTAGAAATGAAAATATTGATTTAAGTTTTGTGGTGAAAAAATCTTCTACCAATTATAATATTTAGAATGTTGGGCATTTGCAGATGCCCTTTTCTAAAGGCTGGTCCCGTTCATTTGCAGATGATGGGGCTGGGCCGGTTGAAACAGTGTGTGGAGAAGAAAGCATGAATCAGCTTTTAGTGATTGATGGGGTTTCCGTTCGTCAGGACAACTTTGACCGTTATTGCCTTAATGAACTTCATCGTGCAGCAGGCGGCAAACGCTGTTATAAGCCATCCTTTTTGCGTAACCTTCAACAGACCAATGAACTCGTTCAACTTCTGGGCGATACAGAAATCCCTGTATCGGCTATTAAAAGCCAGCCTTATTTCTTGGGACCAAACTTTCTGAGCTCCTGCGTGTACTCGACACCGTGCATTGAGGTGGCCGCATGAGAGCATTACTCACACCCGAGGTGGCACCGCTCACAGGTATCGTACTGCTGAAGCCTGGTCCTGAGCTGTTAAGGCTCTTTCAGGGCAGGGTGGTAATCAGCACGCCGACACTGGATATGGCAGACATGCCATCAGGCCGCCTGAATGACGGCACACAGCCTTTACTCGATGAGCCCTCACTGATTCCCTTCTTCAGTCATGAACGTGTAGTTAAGGCCGCTGGTGGGCTAAATGCGCTGGCATCCTTCGTCCAATCTTTTAGCTGCTGCCAGTGGGAGCAGCCTGGTACGTGGCATCATCATGAATTTACTGTGTCAGAAACTGAAAACGGCCTGGTGTCTCTCTGCTACAGCCACGATAATGAGTTTAGGGAAAATGGTGTGCCCGGTAAGGTTGAGAGCATCGCAAAGGGCAATACCGCTCTCTGGATAATCCGTGCCGCGTGCCACCAGCTGGCATTACCAGTGGATCACCTTCTGACCCTTCCAGAGTTGTGCTGGTGGGCGACCCTGAATGATGTAATTGATCTGATACCGGAGGCACCGGCCCGGCGCGTTCTGCGTATGCCGAAAGAGCCTGTCCAGGCTGGCGAGCTGAAAGAGGCTTGCATTGTTCCAGCGCGACCTGCCCGCGAGGTGATTCAGGACGCAGCTCTGGTCGTCAAAAAGATAATCAGCCTTCGTGCCGACCCGGAATCACCAGAATCTTTCATGAAGCGCCCTAAGCGTAAGCGCTGGGAGAATGAGAAGTACACGCGATGGGTTAAGTTACAGAGTTGCGCATGTTGCGGCAGGCAGGCTGACGATCCTCATCACATCATTGGACACGGACAGGGGGGAATGGGAACCAAGGCGCATGATTTATTCGTGATACCGCTATGCAGAGCGCATCACGATGAACTGCACCGGGATATGAAAGCGTTTGAAGCAAAGTACGGCAGTCAGATTGAGCTGCTGTTCAGGTTCCTCGATCACGCGATTGCAATCGGAGTGATTGGGACAGACAAAAAATAAAGTGTGTGGAGAGGAATAACTATGCGTGACATGTCACAGGTATTAGAGCGCTGGGCGGGATGGGCTAAATCAGACAGCAGCGGTGTCGATTACTCTGCAATCGCAGCTGGATTTAAAGGGCTGCTTCCGCAGGAATCAAAGTTGACACTTACATGTAGCGATGGAGACGGGCTGATTATTGAAGGTTGCCTGTCACGGCTCAAAGCTAAGCGCCCGGATGAGCATGCGATCATTGTGCTTCATTACTTTTTCAATATCTCAAAGCGCACCCTAGCTAAGCAGGCAAAGCGTGATGAAAAGATAGTCAGAATTGAAATTCAGATGGCCGAAGGCTTTATTGAGGGATGCTTGGCAATGCTCGATGTGCGGCTTGATATGGACGACGAACTGACGCCGAAAAAAAATATTAAAAAACCTCTAACGCGGTCCGCATTTTCCTTAGTAATCTGATAAGGTCGATTACCAAGCAGTGCAGCTTATCTGCTAAAAGTCAGTTCCAAATGTGGATGTCAAAGCGCCTCGGGCCTCACCAGTCTGGAGGCGTTTTTTATTTTAAAATATACCCTATAAGGGATAGAAATATTCTTATCCCTTATAGGGTATAGGCAGATTAACCCTGTTGCCGACGGGCAAGGCAGTTACCGCTTTCGCGTCAGGGCCCTATTCCATAAAAAACATTTATTTCGCTCCTGAGTAAACAATAATGTTGACGTGGTAAGCATAAATGATTACTATAGTTCCATGTTCAACAGACAGGAGGAGTAGTGAAGCAGAGCGAGTTCAGGCGGTGGCTTGAATCTCAGGGAGTCGAAGTTTCAAACGGTACTAACCATCTGAAGCTGAGATACAACGGGAAGCGAAGTGTAATGCCGAGGCATCCCGGCGCTGAGTTAAAAGAACCACTGCGAAAGGCCATAATGAAGCAGTTAGGCCTTAAATAATTAACCAGCCCTCCGGGGCTGGTTCTCGCGAAGTTTCACTAAGACGATATGCGATACCCGATTAATCTTGAGCCGTGTGACGGCGGATATGTGGTTTCGTTCCCGGATATACCGGAGGCGCATACTCAGGGCGATACGCGTGAGGAAGCGCTAGCAATGGGGCTAGATGCGCTGGTTACTTCGTTTGATTTCTACTTTGAAGATAACCAGCCAGTCCCGGCACCGGGTCCGATTACCGGCGATTTTGTAGAAGTTCCGGCGAGTGTGTCGGCGAAGGTGCTGTTGCTTAATGCTTTTCTTGCTTCCGGCTTAACTCAGGTTGAGCTGGCTTCACGCATGGGAGTTAAAAAGCAGGAAGTGACGCGCATATTCGATCTGCACCACTCGACCAAAATAGATACGGTTCAAAAAGCGCTGAATGCGCTGGGTAAGCGGCTTGAATTAGTCGCTGCCTGACAGCTTAAATATCCTATTCAAAGGCTCACTTCGGTGGGCCTTTTTCGTTTTTGCCCACGCCAATCAGTCTCCACACACATTTTTGACGCCGTGGCGTTGCGCAATTTTCTTCTGACTACCGACAGCACCTGCCAATTAACGGAGGTGAGGATGAAACGCATGCCGGACAAAGACGTTGGGTTCTGGGCAAGCCTGATTGCCTGGCTTTACGCCCACAAAAACGAAACCGGCTATGCGGGTCTGGCCGGAGTCATGGCGATTCTCAGAGCCACTTACGTTGGCAAAGACGCATGGTCACGCCGCCTGCTTGATGCAGCGATGTGCAGCGTCTTCGCCTTCTTCCTGCAGCCAAGCCTGCAGGTAATTGGTTCGGTTTTTAACTGGCACTTCAGTGAAGACATTACGCGGGTTGCTGCGGTCTTCCTTGGGTTCCTCGGTGTTGACTACGTGTCAACGAAGATACGCCGCCAGATAGATAAGCGACTGGGAGACAGTAATGCTGACAGCCAGTAGTTTTCAGCTCACGACAGGCGTCAGCAATGCGCTGCGTGATGCCTGGTTTCCACATATCGCGGCAAGCCTTTCAGCGTTCCAGATAAGCACGCCATTACGCCAGGCTCACTTTCTGGCGCAGACGGGGCATGAATCAGCCGGGTTCCTGAAGGTTGAAGAGGGACTGAACTACAGCGAGAACGCGCTGACTGCGATGTTTGGCAAGCGCATCACCGCTGAGCAGGCCCGCGCCTATGGTCGTAATGCGATGCATGCAGCTAACCAGAAGATGATCGCCAGCATCATTTACGCAAACCGTAATGGCAATGGTGATATTGCTTCGGGGGATGGATACCGCTATCGCGGTCGTGGCCTGATTCAGATTACCGGCAAAGCCAACTACGCAGCACTGCTGAAACAGCTTGGCGCTGATGTGGTGGATAATCCTGATTTATTGCTGGGCTATCGCTTTGCTGCGATGTCTGCGGCGGCATGGTGGAAGAATAACGGCCTGAACGAGCTGGCTGATTCTGATGATGTTATCCGCATCACCAGAATCATTAACGGTGGCACCAATGGTCTGGACGACCGGAAATCCCGCTTATCAAAATCTAAGGGGATTCTATGTTCAACGTAATCGGCTTTATCCGAAACAATTCAGGCCTGATCATTATCGGTCTTATCTGCGTGGCGCTGTGGGGTCTGAACGCCAGCAACTCACAGCTGAAAGCAACAAACGACAGGCTTGAGAAGCTGGCAAACAGCAAAGACGAGCAGATTAACGACCTGCGTTCCAAAAATGATGGCCTGGCATCAAGCGTGACTGAGCTTGTAACAGCGGTTAAGCAGCAAAACGATGTGATGAGTCAGGTTGCAGAGCAGCGTGCCGTAACAGCCCAGCAGAACCGGAAACTACAGAATGAAATTAAGCGTTACCTTGCGGCGGACAAGTGTGCTGTTGCTCCTGTTCCCCTTGATGCTGCTGACAGGCTGCGGGACGCAGCAAAAGCCGCTGGTGGAGTATCGGACAGTAAAACAGCCACAGTTAAACCTGCCGGCTGAACTTACCAGTCAGATTGAAGTGCCAGTTGTCCCGGAATCTATGACGTTCGGTGACAGCGTGGCGTTGAATGCAGAACTTTATGGCGTGCTTTGGCGGTGCAATATTGACCGATCAGCAATTCGAAAACTCGACCTAAAATTGCAATGATCTTAGATTACGATTAAGAGCAATTGTTGTATTAATATACCCTTTCAATCTTTTTGGAAGGTATAGAATGGACACTGATATTATTGCTCTTGAAACTATGATAGCCGCTCAAGAAACAGCGAAATGGACTCTCTGGATGATGTTTGCAACCTGGACTGCTGGAGCAGCCACCTTTTTAGCAGTAGTTACCTCACTATATATAGCTAACCGAAAACCTACACCTCGGATTAAAGCTACCTGTGGTACTACCATAGTAGCTCCTTCACCGGGTGTTAGTATGATGGGGTTGAGTATCAATGTGGCGAATATCGGTGTCTATCCTGTAGTTATCAGTTCGATAACATGGGTGTGCGGAGGAAGGCAAAAGCTAGTTATGTTATTCAATTCATCCGCTTCCCAAAAACTTCCAAAAAAGTTAGAGCATGGCGAATCGGCCATGTTCTTTGTAGAATTCAAAGATTTTGGGAGGTGGAAAAGTGAAATTCTTGGATTTATAGAAAACGCAGGAGGTACCATCTCTAAGTTTCGATATGTAGTCACGACCGGAACGGGAGAAGAAGTTACTTTCAAACTTAGCAAAGATATCATCAAGACATTGAAATCAAACTGATAATTCTCAAAAAAGTAAGCTGATCTGCATCCCTGCAGGACATCCTGAATCTTTAATGCTGATTCTATCACAAGGCGCATTTGCGAATGCGCCTGATGGTGATACGTTGTATTCGTCAGAATAGGAGGTCACATGTCAGGCGAATCAATCAGTATCAGCATAGTTTATGAAATCGCAAAAGAGTACTTTCCTGAAGGCCACTTGAGAGTGGAGATATGGGATGTTGGCTTACGCTTTGTTTGGAAAAAAGAAGATGATGAAGGGTCGGCTTTTCTGCAGCAGCCTCTAAGTCATATCTCTGATTCCGCTATTCGCGGTTTCTTGGATGCAGAAACCGATCTTTAGGATCAGTAAGGCAAAATATTATCGCAAAATTCTCCAATAAGTATTAGCGATTAGCCACGCTGAGAAGCGTTGCTAAGTTGGGGTTAAATCATTAATACTAAGTGCATCTCAAAAAGGAGTGCTTAAATGGAATGGTTTGACAAAAATGCTACAGCTATTATTGCGGCCAGCGCTGCACTGTTGTCGGCTTTGATAGCTGGTGGGTTTGCCATATTGAATGCTTGGTTAACCAACAATCAGAATAACCAGCGACTACAACTTCAAATAGATCACGAAAAGGTCAGGGAAAGCAAAAAGCTCTTTCTCGATAAAGGGGAAGAACTATTTTTGTGTGTTGATAAATGGATTACTTCAGGCCATGCCCATCTGCTCACTGGCGAGAAATTATTAAGGAAACAAATTACACCTGAGCAAAGGCTCAACTTGCTGTCGTCTTATACAGATGGGGATAACTACACCCGAATGCAGACACTGCTAACCATTTACTTTGCTGATTTAATTGAGTTTAAACAGGAGTGTAGTTCTAATTTGATGCTGTGTGAGGATGTTGTTGATGGGTTTATCAATGGTAATTACGCTGATGTTGGGGATGCCCTATCGGCTTTCAAAACATACTCAGATTTTTTTCAAACATGGTCTGATGAGTTCAGCATTAGCCTCCAAAAGAAATTAATGAAACAGGTACGTAATTGACCGCCTACGGGCGGTTTTATTTTGTTCTGAAAACTGAGCTTACTGAGTTCACTTTTCAGCATAAACACAATTAATCATAGGCTGGTGGTCTCACCATTGCCGAGGGTTAAACACATCCAGCCAGCAGGAAACGCTTAATGGCTAGCAATTCACTCTGGCACAACCTCTATAACTCCAAGCGCTGGTATCGACTTCGCTATCACCAGCTCCAGAAGCAACCGCTATGTGAGTTCCACCTCAGGCGCAATCAGGTTATCTCAGCATCTATTGTTGATCACATCACGCCACACAAAGGCGATTTTGAGTTGTTCCATGATTCCGACAATCTGCAGTCACTTTGCAAGCGCTGTCATGACTCCGTGAAGCAGCGTCTGGAGAATGGCGGAACAGTGACTGAGTTCGACGATGATGGCCGCGTTATCTGGTAACGGGAGAAATGAATGAAAGACCTTAAGATTGAATATAAAGATGGCAAGTTGATTGAGTTCAGTATCGACGGCATTCAGTTCAATTCGGTTACAGCCATCGGGTTCACTCATGAATTGGGTGGGACTATGCCATCGGTCAGCATGTCGATCCCGATTGGTATCGGTAAGAGCCTGGTTCCTGCCAGCCTGTCACGCGAGAACCTGCAAATCATCGAGAAGTGATAATCAATATCATTTGAAGTCAGCCGACGGCACCAATTTGGTGCGCCGATGCCCATTTGATAACTATTATCATTATCCTTGTGGCAGGCACGGGGGGAGGGGCAAAACTCTGGCAGCAAAATCTTAAAGACCGCGCCCTCAGTTTCTTTTTTAAAAACGTCCAGAAAAAAAGGAAAAAGTAATGGCACAGCGAGGCAGAAAGTCTCTGGCTGCGACATCTGCTGTCTCGCTGCCAGCCCTGGCTGAAAGCAGGTTGCAGCCGTCAATTCATCTCAGCGACCCCGAGATTAACGTGTGGGTCAGGCTGGTAAATGACAACCCGGCAAGTTCGTTTACAGAAACACACCGTGACATGATGGAAATGTACTGCCGCCATGTCGTTCAGTCGCGATTGCTGACAATGCAGATTGATGAGTTCGAGCTTGAGTGGCTATCGCGTGAAGACGGCCTGAAGCGCTATGACAAACTGCTCACCATGCGTGAACGGGAAGTCCGCTCTGCATCATCGCTGGCAACCCGGCTCAGAATTACCCGGCAGGCAACCGCCGATCCTAAAACGGTGGGCCGTGCAAACAACAATCTTGCACGAGATAAAAAGCCCTGGGAGATTGACTGAGGCTCTTAGCTGATGGTTAAAAAAACTCTGACAAGAGCTGAAAGAAATATTGCCTGGTGTGAAAAGCATATCCTTATCCCTGAAGGAAAGTTTGTAGGTCAGCCGTTGAAGATGGCCCCTTTTATGAAGGATGACTTCAGGGCTATTTTCGATAACGTTCACGGTACCCGGCGCGGCATTATCACCAGGGGGCGTAAGAACGCCAAAACTGTTGAAACTGCCATGTTGATGCTGCTCTACCTTGTAGGGCCTGAAGCCGCCCATAACTCACAGCTTTATTCTGCAGCCCGTTCCCGCGATCAGGCAGCAATCCTGTTCAATCTGGCATCAAAAATGTGCCGCATGAACCCTGTGCTCATGCAGTACGTTGCCATAAAAGACTCAGCAAAAGAGATTCATTGTCCGGACCTCGGTTCCTATTATCGCGCCCTCAGCGCAGAGGCAACCACGGCATATGGTTTTTCACCGCGTTTCGTTGCCCATGATGAGCTGGGTCAGGTTCGTGGTCCGCGTGATCCCTTGTATGAGGCTCTGGAAACCGCGACAGCAGCTCAGGAAAACCCTATATCCATCATTATCAGTACGCAGGCACCGGACGCCAGTGATCTGCTTAGCCTGCTGATTGACGACGGACTGACCGGGGCTGACCCGCGAACGGTGGTCAGGATAGATACCGCACCCGAAGATATTGACCCGTTCTCAGTTGAGGCAATCCGTTTAGCCAATCCTGCCTTTGATGTCTTCATGAATCAGCAGGAAGTGCTGGACATGGCCGCAAGTGCCAAACGCCTGCCGTCACGACAGGCCGAATTTGAAAACCTCGTACTCAACCGGCGCGTCGAGGCTAAAAGCCCCTTTGTCAGCCAGACCGTCTGGCACATGAACAAAGAAGAGCCTGATGATCTGAACGGGGTCACCGTCTGGGGCGGTCTGGACCTGTCGAGCGTGTCTGACCTGACTGCGCTGGTACTGACTTCTGCCAAAGGTGATGTTCACAGTAAGTTCTGGCTCCCTGCAGAAGGGCTGGCTGACAAGGCCCGTAACGACCGAGTGCCATACGATATATGGGCGAAACAGGGCTACCTGAACACGACACCGGGTAAGGCTATTGAGTATGCCTTTATCGCAAAAGAGCTGAGAAAACTTTTTGACAACTGCAACGTCAGGGCCATCGCTTTTGACCGCTACAACATGCGTTTCCTTCGTCCGCACCTGATTGATGCCGGGTTTACCGAATCTGAACTTGAGCGATTTATAGAGTTTGGTCAGGGGTTTGTTTCTATGTCTCCTGCGCTGCGCGAACTGGAAACAAAGCTTCTTGGTGCTCAGCTGAAGCATGGTAACCACCCGATTCTGGAAATGTGCGCCAAAAACGCAACTGTCATCACCGATCCCGCAGGCAATCGCAAGTTTGTTAAGGGTAAATCCAGCGGAAGAATAGATGGCATGGTTGCGCTGGCGATGTCGATTGGTGCGCAGAACAGTGATGAGGTGGAAGAGCAGGGCGACGTTGACGACTTCATCTATAACTTTTTGAGCGTTTAAAATGGCAGATACCGATTACAGCATTGACCTGCGAACGCGGTCGCCTTTCTGGGCACGCATGGCCTCTATTCTTACCGGTGGACGCCTGGTGACGCCAGATAGTGGTTCACAGATGGCAGGTACGTCCGCACACGGCGTGGTGGGGGATTCTGTTGTTACCGACGAACGCAATATGCAGATCAGCACAGTGTGGGCCTGCATCCGCTTAATTTCCACAGTCACTGCATCCCTCCCTCTGGACGTATTCGAAACGGTGAGCGACCAGCGAAAGAAGGTTGGAAATGAGAACCCGCTGGCGAGACTGTTGAGATTCAGGCCCAACAACTTCATGACGGCGCTTGAGTTTCGCGAGGCCATGACAATGCAGCTCTGCGCGTATGGAAATGCATACGCTCATGTTGAGCGAAACAGCGTGGGCGATGTGATCAGCATGGTTCCGCTGATGAGTGCCAATATGGATGTGCGCCTGAGCGATAACGGTAAAACCGTTATTTACCGCTACAAGCGTGACAGTGAATACGCCGATTTCAGGATTAAAGAAATCTTCCATCTGAAAGGCTTTGGCTTCAATGGCCTGGTTGGCCTGTCGCCTCTGGCCTTCAGTGCGAAATCGGCAGGCGTTGCAATAGCGATGGAAGATAATCAGCGTGAGTTCTTCGCCAACGGTGCCAAGTCCCCGCAGATACTGATGACTGACGGTAAGGTGCTGACCAAAGAGCAGCGCGGGCAGCTGGAGGAAAATTTTAAAGAGATCGCTGGTGGCCCGGTTAAAAAGCGTCTCTGGATTCTGGAAAGCGGCTTTACCACTCAGGCAATTGGCGTTTCTCCTCAGGACTCAGAAATTCTGGCGGCACGTAAGTTTCAGGTGGCAGAGCTGGCACGCTTTTACGGCGTTCCCCCGCATCTGGTCGGGGATGTTGATAAATCCACCTCGTGGGGCAGCGGGATTGAACAGCAGAATCTGGGTTTTCTGCAGTACACGCTGAAACCCTATCTGGATCGCTGGGAATACAGCATTGAGCGATGGCTGGTCAAAGATGCTGAGCAGGGCAGGATTCATGCCGAGCACAATCTGGATGGCCTGCTGCGCGGTGATTCTGCCAGTCGCGCCACCTTTATGCAGATCATGGTTAATACCGGCATCCGCACGGTGAACGAAGTTCGAAGGCTGGACAACCTGCCGCCTCTCCCCGGCGGTGATGTGGCAACCCGCCAGTCACAAAATATACCCATTACCGACCTCGGCACAAACACTAAGCCCCGCACTGACGGGGCTTAATTTTTATGGGGGCTTAAATGCCGGACATTCAGAAAACGCTGTCCTTTAACCAGGCGGAAATCAAGTTTGCAGGCGATGGCAGTCAGGGAATTTTTGAAGGCTACGCCTCTGTGTTTAACAACACTGATTCTGACGGCGACATTATTCTTCCCGGCGCTTTCAAAAACACGCTGGCCACGCAAAGCCGCAAGGTGGCGATGTTCTTTAATCACCGCACTTTTGAAGTGCCGGTTGGTAAGTGGGAGACGCTGGAAGAGGATGAAAAGGGGCTTTTTGTCAGAGGTCAGTTAACGCCGGGCCTGAGCGCTTCATCTGATCTTAAAGCCGCGATGCAGCACGGCACCGTTGAAGGTATGTCAGTCGGATTTTCCGTATCAAAAGACGATTACAGCATCGGTACTACGGGAATGATCTTTAAAAACATCTCCTATTTACGGGAGATCAGCGTCTGCACCTTCCCGGCTAACGAGCTTGCTGGCGTGTCTGCCATGAAGAGCATCGAAACAATCAAAACCATTCGAGACGCGGAAGCTTTCCTGAGGGATTCAGCAGGGCTTTCGCGTGCAGAAGCACAGGCATTTCTTGCCAGTGTTAAGTCCGCAGGTCGGAGCGAGTCCGATAGCGGCGACATTGACGCGCTTGCACAGCGCATAACTTCCTTTGCCGCTAACCTGCGGAACGCATAACGGAGCATTACATGTCTGAATTAGCCACTCTTGAAAAAGCGATTGAGAATTCACAGAAAGAAGTGAAACAGCTCATCGAAGAACAGCGTAAATCCATCAACGAAAACGGCCAGATTAACCAGCAGCTTCAGACTGACCTGGCAAAAGCACAGGACGAGCTGAAGACTACGGGCACCCGCCTGTTTGATCTTGAGCAGAAGCTGGCAGGCAATTCACCTGATCAGACCGCTCAGAAGTCATTTGCAGAGCGTGTCTCTGAAGACCTGATCAAAGGCTGGGATGGCTCACGTACCAAAGCAAAAGTGACCAGCTTTGACAAGGCGATCGGTTCCGGCATCACCTCTGCCGGTAGCCTCGTTCTGCCACAACAGAATCCGGGCATTCTTATGCCTGGCCTGCGTCGTCTGACCGTTCGAGACCTGCTGTCACAGGGCCGCATCTCCAGCAATGCCCTCGAATATGTCCGTGAGAACGTATTCACCAATGCGGCTGCGCCGGTAGCTGAAGGTACGCTGAAGCCTGAGAGCAACATCACCTTCACTAAAGAAACCGCGAACGTGAAAACCATCGCGCACTGGATTCAGGCATCACGTCAGATTATGGATGACGCGCCAGCCCTGCAGTCTTACATCAACTCCCGCATGATGTACGGTCTGGCACTGGTTGAAGAGAACCAGATGCTCAACGGTGACGGCACTGGTGACAATCTTCAGGGTTTGAACGTGGTTGCTAACGAATACGAAGCGGCACTCAATGCCACCGGTGATACCGGAGCTGACGTTCTGGCGCACGCTATCTATCAGGTGTCGCTGAGCGAGTTTGAAGCGGACGGTATCGTGCTTAACCCGGCTGACTGGCACCGCATCGCGCTGCTGAAGGATGCCAACGGCAACTATATCCTCGGAGGCCCTCAGGCTTTCGCTTCGAAAGTGCTGTGGGGTCTGCCGGTTGTTTCAACGACCGCTCAGGCAGCAGGTAAATTCACAGTCGGCGCGTTTGGCCTGGCTTCTCAGGTGTGGGACCGCATGGACGCTACCGTTGAAATCAGCAATCAGGATCGCGATAACTTCGTGAAAAATATGCTAACCATTCTGTGTGAAGAGCGTCTGGCGCTTGCGCACTATCGTCCTGCCGCCATTGTGACCGGCGATATCACCGTTGCCGCTGGCGGCGCATAACTGAAGGGCGCGGTCAGCAATGGCCGCGTTTACAGACATGAAGATTAAAGCCCTGCGTATGTTCTCACACTTTCATCTCGGCACTGTTTCTCAGGGCGAGATTAAGGTGGTTAAAAAAGAAATCGGTGAGGCTCTGGTCGGGCTGCATCTGGCTGAAGCGCTGGAAGATGCCTCATCAGAGGAGAATTCCTCCAGACCTGCAAAAAAGGTGGTGAAAGGTGGAAATAAGCCCGCAGCAGATGGCGCAGATAAAGACGCACCTGAGAGTTGATCACGATGATGAAGACGACCTGATTAAGGGGTATGCCGCAGCGTCAGTTGACTTCGTCGAGCATTACTGTGACGGCTCTCTGGTTGTACAGCTTACGCCTCCTGAAGAGAACGATGAACCTCCGCGCGAGGTTCTTTTTTCTTCCGGAATATGGCAGGCGATGCTGCTGCTTATCGGTCATTACTATGCAAACCGTGAAGCAAGCGGGCAGAGCCAGTCTGAAATCCCGTTTGGTGTGGAGGCGTTGTTATACCGGCACCGTAAGTGGCACTGATGGCCTGTTCAGGATGCCAGAAGCGCCGCGAATGGCTTAAAAAAATGGTGGCACTCGCTAATGAAAGAATTACAGGAAAGCCTGCTGGCAACCACGCTGGAGAAGCTGGCAGAGAGTCTTCATCAGGTCGCACAGGGAATGAAGTCGCAGAGCGAAGCGATAAACCGCCTGGCTGAATCAAACGAGGCTCTTGCTGCCGTGGTTTATCAGTCAGTCATTGACGTTTCAGACAATGACATGCCAGCGCCGACATATCTTAGCGGGGCGACTAAGGGGTGATTATGCAGGCCGGAAAATTACGTCACCGCGTCTCGCTCCAGAAGCCTGTCAAAACCCAGAACCCTGCAACAGGCGCTGTCGTTAATTCCTGGCAGGAAACCGCAACGCTGTGGGCGGAGGTTGCCCCGCTGTCTGCTCGGGAGTTTGTCGCGGCACAGGCCACACAGAGTGAAGTGACCACACGTATCACCATTCGCTTTCGCAGCGATGTGACACCGAAGCATCGCATCGTTTATGCCGGGAAAATCTATAACATTGAAGGTGTTCTGGCTGACGATAAAAGCGGTCGTGATTACCTGACGCTTCCGTGCTCAGAGGGCGTAAATGATGGCTGATGGCGTTGATTTTAACCTGACGGGCATGGATTCACTGCTGGGCAAGCTGAGTGAAATCAGCGATGACCTCAGGCGAAAGGGTGGCAGGGCCGCACTGCGTCGTGCTGGAAATGTTATTGCTGACAAAGCCAGAGCCAATGCCCGGCAGTTGGATGATATGTCAACGGGAAGGAGTATCGCGAATAACGTTGCGCTTCGCTGGAACGGAAGGCTGTTCAAACAGACGGGAAACCTTGGGTTTCGCATTGGCGTTGCGCACGGCGCGGTTCTGCAAAAACATCCCGACAAAAGCGTGAATGCACCTACTCCCCACTGGCGACTGCTTGAGTTCGGCACGGAAAAAATGAAGGCGCAGCCATTCATGCGCCCTGCAGCTGAAAGCAGTATCGATCAGGTCGTTAATACCTTTGGCACCGAGTACGAACTGGCAATTGACCGGGCAATTAAACGCGCCCGTAAGAAGGGGCAGTCACCGTGATAGCACCCATTTTTCCCGTCTGCAGCGCCAGTCCTGAAGTTAATTCTTTGATTGGTGGTGAAAGCCTGCGACTGTATCCCTTTGGTCAGCAGGATGACGATGTCACTTACCCCTATGCTGTCTGGCAGAACATTACTGGTGAGCCGGAGAATTACCTGGCTCAGCGCCCTGATACGGATACGTTCACGCTTCAGGTTGATGTTTATGCTGATACACCTGAAGAAGCGATTGCTGTGGCCGCAGCGCTGCGTGATGCCATAGAACCCCACGCCTACATCACCCGATGGGGCGATCAAACCCGCGACAATATAACCAGACGATACCGGTACTCATTCGATGTTGACTGGATAGTGCCGCGCTGACTGAACTATTCACCCACCGGCCCTGTGCCGGTTTTTTTATAACCGGAGATAACAATGTCTGTACTGACGCAAGGCACACAGCTTTTTGTGCTCGCAAAAGGCGCGGTGAGCGAAATTGAGTGCATTACTGCATTTTCACCCGGCAGCAACCCTGCCGATCAGATTGAAGACACCTGTCTTTCCGAGCGACTGGATCGGACCTATAAGCGTGGTCTGCGCACGCCGGGTGCAGCATCCCTGACGCTGAATGCGGACCCGAAAAACACCAGTCACATCATGCTTTATAACCTGTCTATTTCTGATGCTGAAGACGATCAGGATCTGACCTTTGCTATTGGCTGGTCAGATGGAACCGCTTCGCCAGCTGCCGCTGCTGATGGCGCTGCCGATGCAGTAGATGGGCTGACGCTGCCTGACAGCCGCACATGGTTTGTGTTCAAAGGTTATGTCTCCGACTTCCCTTTTGATTTCGCTGCCAACACGGTCGTCTCTTCTTCTGCTTCCATTCAGCGCTCTGGCTCTGCTGTATGGGTGCCTAAAGCTGCTGCCTCTGCCTGATTTCAGGGGCGATTCTGCCCCTGATTTATTAACCGGAATAAACGATGAAATTGACACTCGATACGCTTAAAACCGCCGGTGCCTTTACCGGGCGTCCGGTCGAAAAAGAAATCAGCTGGAAGCAGGGCGACAAAGAGTTCACAGCGACCGTATATGTACGTCCGATGGGCTATCACACCGCCACATCTGATGTGCTTGCGATGGGCGGCAAAGTAGATGGTGTGGCAGGCCGCATCGCAGCATCAATCTGTGATGAGTCTGGCAAACCCGTTTTCACCCCCGCTGACATCACCGGTGAAGCTGACCCGGAGCGTGGCTCTCTCGACGGTGCGCTGACCATTGCGCTGCTGGTGGTCATTCAGGAAGTTAACGACCTGGGAAAGACTTCGAGCTCAGCGCCGAAGACGAATTCTGGTGCGAGCTCGTCCTCAACGGCATCGGCGGGAGCACCATCGCCGAAGCGCGTGAGACGATCACCTTCAAAGAGTCGCAGCTCTGGGCAAAATACCGGGAACGCTACGGAAGCCTGAACCCCATGATGCGCACCGAGTGGGGCGCAGGGGTGGTGGCAAGCATCATCGCTAACGTGAACCGGGATTCGAAAACGCCGCCGTTCAGCCCGACCGATTTCACTCTGCACTTCACAAAAGTCACTGCTGCTGATGAGCCGATTTCACTTAATGAAGCCATGACCAGCTGGGGATAACAGCCGCCAGACGGAGAATTTATGGCTTCAAAATCACTTGGCACGCTGACGATTGACCTGATTGCAAAAGTGGGCGGCTTCGTTTCAGGTATGGACAAGGCCGAGCGTGCATCTGAAAAGTGGGCTAAGCAGGTCCAGAAAGACGCCGCTACCAGTTCTGCCGCACTGCTTTCGGTGGGCGGCGCGGTTCAGGCGGCAGCGCTCGCGGCAGGCACAGCCGGTTTCGCTTTGCTGAAATCAACCTCTGAACAGGTAAATGCCACAGACCAGTGGGCGAAGTCATTGAAAATGTCCACTCAGGAGCTGCTGGCATGGCAGTTCGCGGCTGAGAAAGCCGGTGTCGCTGGCGACAACATGGCGGACATTTTTAAAGACCTCAGCGATAAAATCGGTGATGCGGTCCTGAATAAGTCAGGGGAGGCCGTTGATGCACTTAACTCGCTTGGCCTGTCTGCCGATAAGTTGTCGAAGGTAGCACCCGACAAGCAGTTACTGGCGATTGGCGAGGCGCTGGGCAAAATCAGCACCAACGCAGGCAAGGTCACTATCCTTGAAAGCCTGGGCAATGACCTTTCAAAACTTCTTCCGCTATTCGACAACAACAACGCAAAGCTGACTCAGTTCATTCAGCTGGCGAAAGATTATGGCGTCGCGCCTGATCCGCAATCCATTGATGATCTGATTAAGGTCAACACCCTGTTTCAGGATATGGAGGCGCAGGTAAAAGGGCTGAAGATGGAGATTGCAGCCGGGCTGGCGCACGTTGACCTGAGTCCGCTGAATAACTCTCTCTCAGACATTCATGATGTGCTGACCGATCCACAGGTTCTGCAGGGAATCGCTGACCTGGTCAGTCAGGTGGCACAGCTTGCCGGATGGCTGATTAAGGCTGCGGCGGGCGCAGGAAAGCTGGCATCCGCTTCCGGTAACAGAATGGCCGCGCTGGGTAATCGCGTGGATATGGATAATCCAGACCAGATTCAGGCCCGTATTGACTACCTGAACAGCACGACAAAAGGTCGCGGCAACGGAATGTACGATGGCAGCCAGACCTTTCTGGGCTGGATTATGGGCAAGGACGATAGTGTTAAAGCGGTATCTGACGAAATCGCCACGCTAACCGGACGCCTGGCAGAGCTAAATAAGCAGCCTAAAGACATCAAAGTGTCGCCTGAGGTCACACCGGGAACAGCTTCTTCACTACTGGACTTCGGGCTTGATAAGGGAGAAACAAACGGCAAGCCGCCAAAGGCGAAAAAAGACACTGCAGCTGCAAAGCTGGAGTCTGCTTTCAAGGCTACTGAGCGTGGCTATATGCGCCAGATTGAGCTGATTGACACAACCGGTAAAAAGACGGCTGTCGTGACCGAACAGCAGAAACTTCAGTTTGATATTGCTGACGGAAAACTGCAGGGGCTTAACGCCACACAGCAGAAGCGTCTGGAATTTCTGGCGCAGGAAGTTGACCGGCTGAATGCGGTCAAAAAGGCGAATGAGGAAAATGCCAAAATAGCGGCATTCGTTGCAAACCTGCAGGCGCAGAACAGCAACGCAAAATCATCGCTGAATATTGACGTTCAGGGGGCCGGTCAGGGCTATAAAGAGCGCCAGCGCATGAAGGAACGCCTGAGCATAGAGCGGGAATACCTCGATCAGCAGCGTGAACTGCAGACGCAGTATCAGTCTGGTGACATCACCAAATCCCTCTATGAACGTGAAACCAGCGCTATCGGCATCGCCATGAGCGACCGCCTGAAAATTCAGGAAGACTATTACAAAAGCATGGATGCCATGCAGTCTGACTGGATGGGCGGCGTAAGTGACGGGCTCGCGAACTGGCTGGACACATCATCAAACTATTCGGCCTCAGCAGCAAGCGTCGTCAGCAGCTCTATGGATAGTGCGCTGGATAACGTTTCATCCATGCTGATGGGGAACAAAGCCAGCTGGAAAGACTGGGCATCCTCAGTGCTCAGCATGATCGCCAAAGTCGCTCTGCAGATGGCTGCGGTTAATCTAGTGAGTGGCATTGTCAGTTCAGTCGGTGGCGCTGCTGTTGGCGCTGCGTCGGCTGGCGGTGGCACAGCGAATAACTCATTCAGCAGCGGTTCCTACAACAACCTGACGCTTAACGCTAAAGGCGGAGTATATGAGTCCCATGACCTGAGCCAGTACAGCGGATCAGTTGTCAGTTCTCCGACGCTGTTTGCCTTCGCTAAAGGTGCTGGCCTGATGGGTGAGGCGGGTCCTGAAGCGATTATGCCGCTGACGCGTGCGGCAGATGGCTCACTGGGTGTGCGTGCGATAGGTAATGGCGGTGGCAGCGGCGGTACATCTATTTCTGTAAGCGCACCTGTCACAGTTGAGGGTGGCGCGGCCGGAGAAACCAGTAGCGCCAATACGGCCAATACTGCCCGACAGCTACAGAGCCTGATTCAGATGGTACTTTCAACTGAACTGAAGAAAGCGATATTGCCTGGCGGAATACTTTACCGGGGCGGATAACAATCATGGTGAAAAATGGCGATTGATACTTTTGGCTGGTGCGTCAGAACGGGGGCGACGGAAGAGGTCACAGTTGCCACGCTTCAGGCTCAGTTCGGTGATGGATATAAACAGGTTGCCGGTGCCGGAATTAATGATCAGCGTGAATCGTGGCCGGTTACCTGCAGCGGCAGCAAAGCAGAGATGGCGAATGTGAGGGCTTTTCTCAAAGCACACGTCACCGCCTCCTGCTGGTGGGTCAATCCGTGGGGAGAGAAAAAGCTTTACCGCGTTAAGTCTGATTCAATCCGGCCCGCCTTCATCAACGGCAACTTCGTGGAAATCACTTTTACCTTCGAACAGGCTTTCGCACCATAGATAGCTGATTCAGCCTAGTCAGTTGGGTTTCTTACTTCCCTTTGTGACACATCACGACTAGGATTTATCTTATCTTTTACTTTTGGGATAGGGACATGAAGAAGTCAATTCTATTGGGGGCTTTGTTGGCTTTTGGAGCCAATGCATCTACCACATATACTAAAGAACAGTTGAATGATATGGATCAGTCGGGCCAGTATCCGGAGCAAGAATCACCGGTTACTAAAGGTATTGAAAGTGTGGATTTTGATAAATGCAAAAATGATACAGGGAGCATTTACAACCAAGTATTAGGTAATTATCCAGCCAAGGAAGTGGTTGATTCAGATGTTCTGTACGTAGTTAAAATTTGGACGAATGATGGCGCAATCATGGTTTCTTGCTCTGAGCCAGATGGGAAAAAGGTAATAACACAGTCATCCTACAGGTGATGGATATCAGGGAATAAAGCTCCACATAAATATCAAATCAATGAACCCGGCCGCAGCGCCGGGTTTTTTATTGCCCGGAGTAAACATGAGCTTTAACCAGGACATTCAGGCGCTGGAGCCGGGGAGTCTGGTCCAGCTGATTGAGATTGATGGTACAGCCTTCGGGCTTGATACCGTGCTGCGCTTTCATGCGTATAACCTGCCGACCGAAGGCTGGAAGTCTTATGCAGCGGAAAACCTGCCATCAATCATCTGGCAGGGTAATGAGTATGATCCGCACCCCTATGAGCTGACCGGCATGGAAATGAGCAGCACCGGGTCACAGCCGACGCCAAAGCTCTCAGTCGGCAACGTGGGAAACTATGTCACGGCGCTCTGCCTGCAGTTTGACGACATGGTGAAGGCTAAGGTGCGCATTCACACCACGCTGGCAAAGTATCTCGATGCGGCAAACTGGACAGCGGGCAATCCAAACGCCAATCCGCAGGAAGAGCGCGTTCAGCTGTTTTACGTGAATGCGAAAACCTCCGAGACGCGTGCTCAAGTAGATTTCGAGCTCTGTTCTCCGTTTGATATCCAGAGCCTGCAGCTTCCATCGCGCCAGATCACGCCGGTCTGTACCTGGTGCATGCGTGGATGGTACCGCACCGGCACCGGCTGCGATTACGCAGGCAGTCGGTATTTCACCAAAGACGGCACGGCAACTAATGACCCGTCAAAAGATGTCTGCGGCGGACGTATGGCTGACTGCAAAGCACGCTTTGGCGATGATCAGCCACTGCCGTTCGGCGGGTTCCCGGCTGCAAACCTGCAGGGAAAATAACGATGCGCAAAAAAATTCTTGATTCGATACGCGAGCACGTTGCCGCCGAATACCCGAAAGAGGCATGCGGTCTGGTCATCCAGTCAGACCGGACCCAGAACTACATCCCATGCCGGAATATCGCTGACGCGCCGACCGAGCATTTCACACTGTCACCGGAGGATAAGCGGGCAGCTGAGGCGCAGGGCGACATACTGATGGTTATCCATTCACATCCCGATGTGCCGCAGCTCATTCCGTCAGAACATGATCGGGTACAGTGCGACTTTTCCGGCGTGGAGTGGGGCATCATGTCCTGGCCGGATGGCGACTTCTGCACTATCAGCCCGCGCACCGACCGCGACTACACTGGCCGTCCCTGGCTGATTGGCAGCAATGACTGCTGGACACTCATCATGGACTGGTACCAGCGTGAGCACGGCATCACCCTGAAAAACTGGTCTGTTGACTATGAGTGGTGGGTGGACGGCAAAGAAAATCTGTATGACGACAACTGGCAGTCAGAGGGTTTTGTGGAGGTTGAGCCAGCGGAATTGTATGAGGGCGACATGATCATGATGCGCATCAGCGCCCCGGTAACGAACCATGCCGCAATCTATCTGGGAAACAATATCATTTTGCATCATAACGCCGGGAGCCTCTCTACACGGGTACCTTATGGCGAATACTGGCGCAACCGTACCGTGCGCATTGTGCGCCGAAAGGAGCTGATGGATGCTTAAAACCATGCGACTCAAAGGCCGGATGGCAAAAATGTTTGGTCCGGTTCACCAGTTCCACGTTGCGGATTTACGGGAGCTGCTGCGTGCGATGTGCTCACAGGTGCTAGGCTTCAAAAAGTATGTGTCAAACGCGCATCTGAACGGAATCCGGTTCGCCTTCTTCAGCGGCAAAGACAATATCGGCCTGCAGGAATTCGATATGTCCTCAGCCGCAACTGAGTTTCAGATGGAGCCGGTGCTGGAAGGGTCAAAGCGCGGCGGTACGCTGCAGATCATTATCGGTGCCGTCGCGATTGTGGCCGCGTTCTTCACCGCTGGCACGTCATTGGCGGCATACGGTGCTGCGCTCGGTACCACCACTGCGACAGGTCTGGCCGTAACCGCGCTGACCAGTATGGGTATCAGCATGCTGCTCGGCGGGGTCGTGCAAATGCTGACCCCTCAGCCCAAACTTAACGTAGGTGCTTCATCCAGCACGGACAACAAGCCGAACTACGCGTTCGGTGCGCCGGTTAACACAGTCGCTATGGGCTATCCGGTGCCGGTGCTTTACGGGACGCGGGAAATCGGCGGCGCGGTCATCAGTGCAGGCAGCTTTACCAGCGATCAGCAGTAATCAAAACAGGAGAAGATCATGAAAGTGAGCATTACCGTATATGATGAAATTATCTGGATGCGTGACGGCTTTAATCAACAGGGTATTGCTTCTCAGGGTTACATTAAGGACGGCACACAGAAAAAGATCATTGCCGCCCTTGAGGACGCTCTGGCCTAGGCTAAAGGTGAAGCACTAAGCTGGGATAACGCTAATGCTGTGCTGGATGCTGGCTGAACCTCCGCCTAAATCCAGAGTAATATTCCAGTAGCCTGAATAGGGGACATGAAGATGAGCAGGAGGGCGTTTGAAAAAACCTCCACCTCCATGATGCTGAAATCTACTTCCTCTTTTATAGCTATTAAAATTGCTGTCGGTTGTCATCAGTATATTGCATTGATGAGAACAGTTAACGACAACAGTATCGCCCTCGTTGAGGTGCATTCTTTTATGTAGATACTGCATACCTTTTCCTTTCCAGAGGTAATCAGCCATCCCTCATTGCTGTGTGCGCCCATGCCCCAAACATGGACGGGCTGAATACTCAACATATCCTTAACTGTCTATCAGTAACATCCTGATATTCGATCAGTAATTCTCAGGCCACCCTAGGGTGGCTTTTTTTATGGGTGAAATATGCGACTTCTTGAAGGTGCTGTGATTCAGGGCAGTAAAGGTGGTGGCGGGAGCGCCCATACGCCGGTAGAGCAGGCAGACGACCTTCTGTCTATCGCCAAACTGAAAATGCTGCTGGCTATCTCTGAAGGTGAAATTCAGGGCGACTTAACCGCGCAGCAGATTTACCTGAACGATACGCAGCTGGCGAATGAAGACGGCACCTATAACTTTACCGGCGTTGTGTGGGACTGGCGCAGGGGAACACAGGACCAGACCTATATTCAGGGCATGCCTGAAGTCGATAACGAGCTGTCAGTGGGCGTTGCCGTCACACAGTCCGTCGCCTGGACCCGCCAGTTCACCAATCTGACGCTTGATGCCATTCGCATTAAACTAAGCCTGCCGGTGCAGTACCAGTATAAAGATAATGGCGACATGGTCGGCACCGTAACGCAGTATGCCATTGACCTTTCTACAGATGGCAGTTCATGGACCACGGTTGTTGATGGCAGCTTTAATGGCAAAACGACATCAGAGTACCAGCGCGATCACCGTATCGATTTGCCTAAAGCGACTTCTGGCTGGTCCATCCGGGTACGCCGCATTACCGCTGACTCGACATCCTCAAAGCTTTTAAACGCCTTCAAAGTATTTTCTTTTGCAGAGGTCATCGACAGCAAGCTGCGCTATCCCAATACAGCGCTGCTTTACATCGAGGTGGATGCCAGCCAGTTCAGCGGACAGGCACCAAAAGTCACCTGCAAGCCAAAAGGGCGTCTGGTACGCGTGCCAACGACCTATGATCCAGTTTCACGCACGTATGCCGGTACATGGCTGGGTGATTTCAAATACGCCTATACAGATAACCCGGCATGGATTTTCTATGATCTGGTGCTGGATAAAATCTTTGGTATGGGGACGCGTGTCGATGCCACCATGATCGACAAGTGGGAACTTTACAGCATCGCACAGTACTGCGATCAGATGGTGCCTGACGGTGCTGGCGGCACGGAGCCGCGCTTTACCTGCAACGTATTCATCCAGAGCCAGCAGGATGCTTACACAGTGCTGAAGGACATTGCGGCAATATTCCGTGGCATCACGTTCTGGGGTAACAGCCAGATTTTCGTGAATGCAGACGTGCCGCAGGTCGATTCAGACGGCAATGTTGACGTTGATTTTGTTTACCACGCAGCGAACGTTATCGACGGCCTGTTCACTTATGCCGGTGGCAGCTATAAAAATCGCTATTCATCCTGTCAGGTGAGCTGGTCCGATCCGATTAACCACTACTCTGACACGGTAGAAGGCGTTTACGATTCAGACCTGGTGCAGCGTTATGACGTGCGGGAGATGAGCCTCACGGCCATTGGCTGCACGTCTCAGAGCGAGGCGCACCGGCGTGGACGCTGGGCTATTCTCTCCAACGCGAAAGATGGGACCGTATCATTCGGTGTTGGCCTGGATGGTTACATTCCGATCCCGGCTGAGATTATTGGTGTAGCTGACCCGTTCCGCAGCGGTAACCAGAACGGTGGACGCATCAGTTCGGTTAACGGCCTGCGCGTCACGCTCGACCGGGCTGTTAATTATGCTGCTGGTGATCGGCTGGTTGTGAACCTGCCGGACGGAACCGCGCAGACACGCACAATCGGCAGCATCAGCGCCGATAAGAAAACGGTCAGTGTGAATACCGCTTTTCGCATTACGCCGATTGCGGGAGCAGTCTGGACCATCGACAGCGATAATCTGGCTATTCAGTATTTTCGCGTCACCTCAGTAGCCGGGAATGATGACGGCACGTTTACCATTACCGGTGTGCAGCACGACCCGAACAAGTACCGCTACATCGATGACGGCGTGCGTATTGAGCCAGCACCAATCACGGTAACGCCAATCAGCGTGCTTAAGGCACCGGCCAACATCAAAGTCAGCGAAGTCAGCTTTGTTGAGCAGGGGCTGTCTGTTTCATCAATGCAGGTAACGTGGGACCGTGTTGAGGGTGCAATCAGCTACATGGCTCAGTGGCGCAAGGACAAAGGGGACTGGATCAACGTCGCAGTCACCAGCGCACAGGGCTTCAGTATTCAGGGTATATATACCGGGGTCTATGATGTCCGGGTGCGTGCCGTTAACGCGGCAGAAGTCTCTTCTCCATGGGGATACGCCGACTCAACCTCACTCAGTGGCAAAGCAGGTAAGCCGGGCATGCCGGTTAACCTCCGTGCTACTGACAATGTGGTCTGGGCAATCGATGTAACGTGGGCGTTTCCTGATGGTTCCGGTGATACCTCTTACACAGAGATTCAGGTGACCACAACGGCAGACGGGCAGAATCCGCAGTTTCTAGCTTATGTTCCTTATCCCGGCGTCAGCTACCAGCACGGACCGATGTCCGCAGGCGTTCGCCGCTGGTATCGCGCCCGGCTGGTGGACCGCATAGGCAATACTGGCGATTGGACGAAGTTTGTCGAAGGTGCCAGCAGTGTAGATGCGACCGCGTTGCTGGGCGACATTACCGAGCAGGTCCTGAAAACGGATGCCGGTAAGCAGCTCATTGCCAAAGTCGATACCAACATTGATGCCATGCTGCAGAACGCGCTGAACCTCGATGCAACGGTTGATCACCAGATGGCTATCGCTGGTGCTAACAACCAGAACCGGGCCGACATCCTGACCGTTAAGCAGACCATCGCTACTAACGGCCAGGCTTATGCGCAGAAATTTGAGCAGGTGCAGGCGGCAGTGGGTGACAACGTGGCAGCAATTCAGCAGACCTCGACGGCGCTGGCTGACACCAATGGCAAGCTATCAGCACAGTACTCCGTGAAAGTCGCCGTGGACAGCAACGGTCGCCAGTATGCGGCTGGTATGGGGATTGGCGTTGAGAACAGCCCTTCCGGCATGCAGACACAGGTGCTGTTCCTGGCTGATCGTTTTGCTGTGATGTCTCAGGTTGGAGCGACACCGAAAACCTTCTTTGCCATCCAGAACGGGCAGACCATCATCAACTCAGCTTTTATTGGTGATGCGACAATTACCAGCGCGATGATCGCTGCGTATATCCAGTCAACTAACTATGTTGCTGGGACAGCTGGCTGGAGGCTGGGTAAAGATGGGACATTTGAGAGAAATGCTGCAAATGGCTCAGGCAGGGTTGTAGACACGGGAACATTAAGACAGGTCTATGATTCAAATGGCACTTTACGCATCAGAGACGGTCTCTGGTAAGGAGAATAAATGCCAGGTGGCCTTCAATGCTGGGATGCAAATGGAAAGCTGATAGTTGATATTGGAGATTACAACACTCGATATCTTGGCAGAACATCCGTCACCATGGCGGCGAATACAAATCAAGTTACTGGGTCATTTGGGGGGCTGATGACATCAGGAGCATTTGTTGTTGTTGTTTCAGCGTCAAGCTCTGTTTATTTCACTCCTTCTAATTTTGCTGCTCGTGCATATGATGGCGGATATCGCATATTTAAACTCTCAGCATATAGCGCTGCAGTTACCTTAACTTTGGACATGTACGCATTCATATGAGTGGATATCAGGTTTTTAACTCTGCCGGGGCACTTGTAATTGATTCAGATTATAAAGGTACCTATTACCGCGATACGGTGAACTATACAGGTATAACTGATATAGGTTATTACAACATTTCATGTCAGCTTGGAAATTCCACCGATATGGGGCATGCGAACGCGAGCATTCCACTAGATGATAATTTGCGGTGGTTCAAGCCAAATAACAATGCCAAGATGTTTTTCACCGGCCCTGACTGGATGACTGCCAATGCTGGCTCGATGGCGCGAAGTCGAAGTGATATGCCTGTCGAAAGTGGTTACAGAGACGTTTTTAACTCAGCAGGGCAGTTAGTGTGGTCGGCTGTTATGGCTGCTAAAATACCCCGTATCCTGGGGTTTTTCGATGTTCCTGCAAACTTCGATTTAGATAATTCCGTTTATTCACAGGCTATAGGGAATAATACATGGATTCTTGTTAGCTCTGTGCCTGGCGGAAATATTTCTGACGATGGATCAGCCACCGGTTTTTCAGGGCCATTCTTTAGATTCCAGAATGGAACGTTGCAGTGCCAGTGGGTTAACCAGCTTCAGCAGTCATGGGCTAGCACGCTGAAGCCTTATGGCATGCGAATTCCATACGGGATATTTTCAAATCTTAGTTAAAATAATCTATCAGTAAGATCATTTTTGCGATTTGATATTAATTACATATGGATGTGATATATGAGAAAATGGAGGTGGGTATGAAAAATATTTTAACGGCGCTGCTAATCACCCTGTCAACTAGTGTACACGCAGAGAATAAAATCACTTATCCTGATAGAGCAGAGAAGCTCCGATTTGGAGGCGAGGTTGAGTTAGTTTACGACGTATCGCCAGAAGGTAATGTTAGGAACGTCAGAATCTTAAATGTCTATCCAAAGTACCTTTTTGATCGCGAGGTAAGGCGGCAAATATCTTCCTGGAAATTCCCAAAAAATGAGCCAAAAAAAGATGTTCCGTTAAAAATCATTTTTAAGCCAATATAACCAATGATCTTCCATGAACCCGGCCACCGTGCCGGGTTTTTTAATGTCCGGAGAAAATTATGCCTGCAGGCACTATAGCATTAACCAATAACTCGACAACTGTAACTGGCTCGGGTACCAGCTTTACTACTGAGCTTAAAGCGAATGATTTCATAGTTGCCATTATAGGTGGTGTTACCTATACGCTTGGCGTGCAGTCAGTTAACTCCGCTACCAGTGTAACGCTCACGACTGCATATAACGGCCCTAATGCATCTGGGGTGGCATGGACTGCCGTTCCAAACGCCGCACTAGTGGGCATAACGGCGCAGGTCGCTGCAGATGTTGCTAAAGCCATTCGCGGCCTGAATATGGACAAGCAGAACTGGCAGCAAATTTTTAGCGGCACAGGGAATGTGACCGTCACACTCCCTGATGGCAGTCAGTATAGCGGCCCAGCCTGGAATTCTATTGTTAAGCGGGATGGTTCAATCCCTATGACGGGTTCTTTAACCGCTCCAGCCATTGAACTGATGAGCATCACACCGTATATCGACTTTCACTATAACAATTCCTCAGCAGACTTCACGGCCCGCATTCTTCATACGGAAGCACAGGCGTTAGAGGTTACAGCCGGTACTGGAAATATATCTTTCAGGGTAAATGGTGGCTTGCGGGTGGGAGGCGCTGGGTATTCTGGCGGCATTAATATCTATCGGGGGAACGGAGACGAAAATGCTGTATGGGGTATTAATGCGAATGACGGGAATCTAAACATCGTGAGGGGAGGTTCTACTGCCGTTGATCTGAATTTTGGCGGAGCCCGCCTGAATAACTTCCTTGGGCTTAGAGGGCGGCAAGGTACATCTGGTGGAACGCTGGGTAACCCGTATAATTTTTATTGGACAGGAGCAGGGTTACAGGCTTGGGTAGACACATCAATGGTGGGAACCATCACCAGTGGCTCCACATCAGACAAAGGACTTAAAAAAGGCATCAAATATCGGGACGATGCCAGTAAAGCACTCACGCAAGTGCTCCAGTGGCGACCCGCTGACTTCAAAATGAAAGCACGAGGCATTGTTCCTGAGTCAGCTGAACAGCTTGGTTTTATTGCCAATGATTTGGTGCAGGTGTCTCCAGAGTGTGTGAGTGGCAGCGGTCTGCCAGACGATTTTGATATCGACTCAGACCCGAATAATCCTGATGCGTACTACCTGAACCAGATACCAATGATTGCCAAACTTACACAGGCCATTCAGGCCCAACAGAAAATCATCGACAGCCAGGCGGAGATTATCAAGGCTATGGGCATCAGGCTGAAAGACCTTGACGGTCTCGATGGATAA